TATACCATCCTGGAATATATAGAAAGAATCCAGAATGGAGATGATGCAAGTGATAATGAGAGTGATGTACAAATGTATAAAATATCTTAGAAAAAACTTGTTTATTTGCATGTCAGGTTGTATTTTTGTAGACCCGCTAATAATTTAGCAACAAATTAAAGAATGAGTACACAACAACAAAGTCCTAACCCACAACAAGCTCCTAAATGGAGGCATGTTTCTGAAATCCGTAAAGAAACTCTTAGTTATATTAACAAGAGAAAACACGGTTTGATCAGATCCATTAAAACTCCTTGGGCCAAACTTAATGGTGTTATGTTAGATGGACTGGAATGGGGTGGTGTTTATGTAATTGCTGGTAGACCCGGCACTGGTAAGACCGCTGTAGTTTCACAAATAACTAACTATGCCCATTATAATAACCCTGACCAGGACTTTGCTATTCTGAACTTTCAATTTGAAATGAGTGACAGGTCAATTGGTGCCAGAGAACTTACAAAACCAATGAACATGGAAATGGCTCAACTATTTAGTGCAAAACCTGGAACTTATCTGAGTCAGCAAGACATGGATAATATCCAGAAGTACCATGAAGCTAGAAAGAATGATGACATTTACTATGTTACAGATCCATTAACAGCTACGGATTTCCGTAAAGAAGTTATTAAGTTCTACCAAGCTGTAAAAAAACCCATTATTGTAACTATTGACCACTCTGTACTAACTAAAAGAAGTACAGATGAACAAAGTCAAATAGATACTTTGTATGCTCTTTCTACAGAGCTTGTCTATCTGAAGAAAAGAATTCCAGATAGCATGTATATAATCCTATCACAAATGAATAGGACAATTGAAGACCCAAAAAGAAAAGAAAATGGGGTAGTTGGGAACTATCCTACGGCATCTGATATCTTTGGAGCTGATGCCCTCATGCAAAATGCTGATGTAACTATTGCAATGAACAGACCTGACGTTCTTGGAATATCACAGTATGGTCCAGAAAAACTTAAAGTGCACAATGGTATGATGGTTTTCCATCTTATCAAGAACCGTTACGGTGAGCAGTGCATGCTTTTGTTTGATCAAGACCTTAAGCATTTTGAAGTTAAAGAGGGAGCAGCACCGGCATTTGGATCAGCCAAAAAACAAGTATTATCCACTAAACCTTAAAACATGGCTTTAAGCACTAGGTCAATTGGTAAGAAGAGTACGGTTGCTGAAAAGAAACCTTTGCTTACACAAAGACCATCAACGGAAGAAAGAAAGTTGATTGTGGAAGAAATGAGAGCTAACCATTCACTAGCATTTGAAATGTTAGGAATATCTAATCCTTATTTCTATCCTAAAGCAGCTTTTAAATGGAAAGACGGCCTTTACATTTCTTTGTATGAGAAAGAATTAACGGCAGAAAACTTTTTTACAGAACTAACGGATAACTTTTACAATCCACTTGATCCTGAAAAAAGATCATTGTATAGATTGAAAGGTAATCCAGATTATTTGAATGAGTATTACAAGAAGTCTGAGGAAACTTATGACAGATGGTTTGTACCGATAGAAGAACTAGAAGAGATCAATTTGACTTCCTTAGCTCTTAAGTCCACAGCTACTTCTGACTATACCGTTCTTGATGAAAAACCTCCATTTGAAATGGATGAAGAAGACAGTCCCGAGCCTAAAGATGCTCCAATGAGTAAAATGACAATGAAGGATCATTGTGCCATTGAGTGGAGACTACCTGTTTCAGATAAGCAGTGGTTAAATGATCTTATAAGAAAAACAAATATTGAATCAGCTAAAAAATCTAAGTAACATGGCACAAGGCATTCTTGTAATTGCAGAATCTGGTTCAGGTAAGAGTACATCTATAGAAAACCTGGACCCAAAAGAAACATTTATTATAAATATTAGTGGTAAAGCATTACCATTCAAAGGTTGGAAATCAAAATATACTATCTGGTCTAAAGAAAATCCAGATGGTAACATGTACATGTCAGCAAACCACAAACAAATTGAGGCTTGTTTAAAATATGTATCTGAGAAAAGACCTGAAATCAAAAATATTGTAGTGGATGACTTTCAATACATGTCTTCATTTGAGTTCTTTGATAGATCAGATGAGAAAGGTTTTGAAAAATTTACACAAATTGGTGCCGCATTGGCTAGAATATCAAAACTTCCTTTATCTTTGAGAGAAGATTTGATGGTATTCTATCTAACTCATGTTGAGGAAGGTACTGATATTGAAGGTAGAAAGAAATATAAAGCTAAAACTATTGGTAAAATGGTTGATGAAAAGCTAACTTTGGAAGGCTTATTCACCGTTGTACTATTTGGTAAAGTGAAAAAAGATAAAGATGGTGTTATCTCTTATGTATTTGAAACTGTAAACTCAGGTGACAATACATGTAAATCACCTAAAGGAATGTTTGCTGAAGCAGCTATTCCAAATGACTTGCAACTTGTAAGAGAAGCAATATTAAACTATGAAAATTAATTAACCTAATAAAAACAGAAATCATGTCTTTAAGTACTAAGAACATTAAAACAGAAAGTAAAGTAAGTAAAACTTTATACCCAGGTAACATCACTGCCCGCATTTATGACATCCAGTTAACTCCAGGATTCAATGCAGATTCTTATCATTTAGTATTATCTTTAGAATCAGCTCCAATGGGTGGTGACTTTGAAGGATTTTTTATTGATAAAGATGACCAATCTAAAGGAAGATTCCAAGGTCAAATTGGTAGAGTGAAATATTCTCAATATGCTTTTGAGGATAAAACATTACCTTCAGGTATAGTTATTAACCGTGATCAAAACATCTTAAGAAGCTTAGCAGCTATTGCAAAGTCTTTAGGATTAAGTGAGCAATTAGACAGCATCACTGCTGATACTATTGAAGATTTTGTAGCAAAAGCAAAAGTTATTTTAACTGACAGTGAAGCAGGTTACTTATACTTATGTTTAGGTGGTAGAGCATATACTGATAAAAATGGTTATACTAAATATGACTTACATTTAGTTAAATCTAAAAATAAGAAATATGCATTTGCTGACATTGACCATGCAGACAATGTAGTTGAATTTGATGAGTCAGAACATTTAGTTGCTGAGAAAAAGAAAGCAGTAGAAACTGTAAGTGACTTTGAACCAGAAGGCAACAGTGATTTTGAATTCTAATTTATAATCTTGTAAAGATAAGGGGGGATATATCATCTCCCCTATTTTTATCTTAAAAATTTAATGGTCATGCTATCCACTAAATATTTGGTAAATGATTATAAAACTGTACCAGAAACCTGGGTGTTTCAACATTATTGCAAACTATCTGAAAAGCTAACCGGGCAGGATGTAAAACTTAAAAGTGTTTTTAATCCTAAGGAGAAAACTCCTAGTATGTGTGTTTATTTACATAGAGGCACTGGTAAGTATAAGTTCAAAGATTTCTCAACTGGTAAACAGGGATCCTGTGTAGACTTGGTAAAAGAAATATTTAAACTTGACTTTAAAGATGCTGCTAGAAAGATTGTAGCTGACTATAATGAGTATACATTACACAATAATGGTAGCTATGATGTAGAAGAATTCAAGCAGCATTCTAAATATAAAGTGATAAGTTCTGAGATAAGAAATTGGAATACTAAAGACCAATATTTCTGGACCCAATTTAATATTGGTACAAAGCTTTTAAACTCCCATTATATTTGTCCATTAGATTCTTATACACTAAGTAAGACAGATGAGAACGGTGCAGTGGATGAGCTGGTTATTTCCGGGGACCACATCTATGGTTATTACAAAAAGGACGGCACTTTATATAAAATTTATCAACCTAAAGTACAAAAGAAAAAGTTCATAAAGGTTACAGATTATATACAGGGTTCTGATCAACTTGCAGGTCACAATCATTTAGTTATTACAAGCAGTCTTAAGGATATTTTATCTTTGAAGAGTCTTGGATTAAAAGTTGACACAGTTGCTCCTGATAGTGAGAATACTATGATCCCAAAAGAAAAGATGAAAGAACTTATTAAGAAGTATTCTTACATCTCAGTAATGTTGGATAATGATGATGCCGGCATAGCAGCCATGAAAAAATACCGTGACCAATATGGTTTCACTCCTATACTCTTAACAATGAGCAAGGATATTAGTGACTCTATAAAAGAACATGGTGTGGATAAAGTTAAAGTGAAATTAATTCCAATGTTGAGCAACGTTCCAATATTAGAAAAGAATTCTTAACTTTGTAGTATGGCAGTTAAAAAGAAAACAGCAAAACCTAGAAAAGGTGCAGCACCTAAAACTAGAAACTCCGGCACCATGACTGAAAGTGCTTTCTGGAGCTTCATAAGAAGTGCATTAAGACAAAAGTCAAGATGGTGGAAACCTATTGCTGAATGTAAAGCTAATGCCAAAAGAGTATATAAAGGTCCTAACAAAAGACAGAAGTTTGAATATCAGTGTAATCATTGTAGTAAATGGTTTCCTGATAAACAAATTAATGTGGACCATATAGTTCCTGCAGGTACATTAAGAAATGCTAATGACCTACCTGCTTTTGTAGAAAGATTATTTTGTGAAGTGGATAACCTACAAGTTCTTTGTGAGGGTTGTCACAATATCAAGACTCAAAATGAAAAACAAACCACTAAGTAGAGAATTTCTTTTAAATAGAGGATTTTGCTGTGGTAACGGATGTTTAAACTGTCCTTATATGGAAAATAAAACAAAAAAAGACCTTATAGAAAGAGTAGTTGATCAAATTAAAGAAGATCTTACTGAAAATTATGTTGAATCTGTAGAAGGATTACTTGAATTTTTACCTCCAGAAAATTTAATAGAATTTTTACCAGAGGAAGAGTGGGATAGTTTTCAACACTTAAAAAGTTAAAATAGATATGGCATACGTACCTTTTGAAATTACTGTAGATGACAAGATGTTTGCTGCAGCTATGCCTCAGGATGGCAGGATATATGTGAGAGTTGGAAAACTTGATATATGTATTAATCAAACAGATGATGAATTAGGGGTTGTTATAGATTGCTTCAGTGCTGAAACAGCAGAAGACATTCATACAGCTCAGATTTGGTATGAAGATATACCTCAAAAATAAAAATAATTATTATGGCAGAATTACATGAAACATTAATGGGCAAGAAATTAATAGAGCACACCTTACCTGATATAGGTAGTCAGCTTAAACGTATAGCAAATGCTATGGAGAATGCTAATGAAAAGAATGATGACAAACAAGTGTATGATTTCTTAGAGCAACTTGAGGCATTGACTAAAGATCCTGCTACAGCAGAAAAGATTGCACAATTTTTAAAACAGCAAGGTATATGGTAAAGATGCTAAAATTTGGAGCACCATGGTGTGGTCCATGCAAAATGATAGAACCTATCATTGAAAGTATAAAAAAAGAATACACTTCAGAAGATTTTGAGGTGCATTCATATAATGTAGATGAAAGTCCTGAATTAGTAAGTATGTATTCTATAAGATCAGTACCAACTATTATTCTTTTAAAGAATGAAGATGAGGTAGAAAGAATTATAGGTCTTACTAATAAGAGAGATTTAGAAACACAAATTAAAAAACATTTATAGTTATGATGGACCAATTACTTGAAGAGTCTATGCTAGCTGCTGAGAAAGCATTCCAAGAGAAAGATTTCTATCTTTCTTATAGCAGTTTAAATAAATTACTATGGAGCCCGGCTGCATTCTATCAAATATATGTAATGGGTATAAGAGAAGAGAAAACTTCATCATTCTTATTGAATGGTAAACTTATACATGCATTATTGTTAGATCCGGAAAGTATAAACAAAAATTACATTACATCTCCTACATCTCTTCCAGGAGATAGTATTAAAAATGTAGTGGACCGTGTATTTTCACATCATTTAGAATTGGTTAAGCACGGGGATACCCGTACACAACTAGAAGAATATGCTGATGCAATCATAGATATTCTTAAAGATATCAACCTTCATCAATCATTAAAGACTGATGATCAAAGAGTTGCAAAGGTTATTACAAGTGATGCTTTAAATTATTGGGGCTTTCTTATGGAAAAAGAAGGTAAAGAAATAATTGATACAGCAACACTTAACTATTGTATCCAAGCTGCAGATATCATTAAGAATGACCCTGAGATGTCTAAACTTATGGCATTAGCTCCTACAGATTTTGATAATGTAGAAGTTTATAATGAACAGGAGTTTTCATACACTATGGAAAACCATGCATTCAAAGGTATCAAAGGTATCATAGATAACTTAGTTATTGACCATGAAAAGAAAGTAATATTTATTAATGACCTTAAGACTACAAGCAAAGAGCTTAAAGACTTCAGAGAATCTATAGATTACTATTCTTATTGGATGCAAGCAGCAATGTATTCTGCTATTGTATATGGTAACTTTATCAAAGATAAGTATCCTGATTACAACATGCAGTTCCATTTTATTGTTATAGATAAAAACTTACAAGCTTATGCATTCCCGGTTAGTCAATACACCAGCAATGCTTGGCTTATGAAGCTTGATGATTCATTTAAGATAGCTGACTATCACTTGTCTAACAACAAGTTCAATCTTCCATATGATTTCTGTACTAAAAAAGTAGTATTATAATGCAACTTACATCACTTTATACAAGATATTTCCAAAAGTCTAAGTCCTTTCTATACCCTTTATTGGGTATAGCAAAGGGTGCTTATGCTCAACCTATGCAAACATACATCTGTATGAAACATCATAGTGGTTTGGTAATTAAGCCTAAGGATAAAAAACTTATATGTTTATTTGAGGACACTGATTCTAAAGAATTTAAAGCTTTTGAACAAGCCTATCTTATAAACAATCCTTACTATGTGGAAACTATACCGGGTCCCATGACAAGCAAACTGTACATCTTTAATTTAAAGAAACATGCTGGTGACTGGAACAAGTTTTTAAAAGGTAAATATTCTGAGTTCAGTAACTTAGCTAAGGTTAAGATAAAAGAATATTACGGTCATTACACTTTGGAATACACCTACATGAGGTCATTTTTGTTTCCTGAATACTATAGAGATGACTATGCTAAGCTATTAGATGTACCAGTTTCTATATTAGATGAGGTGCAAGAACTTTGTGACTTGTATAATGTTGATAAAGAGTGTATAAATATTGAAGAACAAGAACTAGAATTAATTTAAATTTGTAAAATAAACTATAATCATGGCAGCTAAAACTATGCTAATGTTTTCTAGCATCTGGAAAACTGAGTTGGGAGATAAACCAACTTTTAAAATGATGCCTTCAAGTGTGGATTGTCCATACAATGAAGTTATTTATGATCCTGAAAATAAAGTACTTGCCGTAGTAGGTAAAGAAAAGAAACAGGCCTATAGAATGGTCCCTAAGTTAGATGACAAAGGAAGACCAGTAGAAAT